ATTTCCCAAGCTGGGTATGATGCAATCTGGCAAGTGCTTAACTCTAAAGACTTTGGAGTCCCCCAAAACAGAGAAAGGGTATTCCTTATCGGACATCTTAGAAGCCGAGGTAGACGAGAAATACTACCTATCCAAGGAGAAAACCCTACAGCTCTTAAAAAAGTTATAGGTGGTTGCCAAGGCGAGAGGGTTTATGACCCTAAAGGGCTATCATGTACCCTTACAGGTTGTGGTGGTGGCGGTGGTGGAAAAACTGGTCTATATTTTATAGATCAATCAACTAAAAAAACTAAGTTAACAAGTCATTCAAGATGTATAACATCAAGATATACTGCTGGGATAGTAAATCGGACTGCTAGTAATAGTGCTGTTCTTGAGGCAAGAGCTGTGCTAACTCCTGAAAGAATAAATAAAAGACAAAATGGTCGAAGAATGAAAGAAACTGGTGAGCCAATGTTTACCTTAACTAGTGGAGATAGGCACGGTGTTGCAATAAAAGAAGCTACAAAGAAAGGTTTTCTGAGGCTAATGTAGGCGATAGCATAAACCTTTCCTTCCCTAATAGTAAAACAAGAAGAGGTCGTGTGGGAAAAGAAATAGCCCAAACTTTAGATACTAGCTGTGAACAAGGAACTTTAACTGAAAACCTTAGGATTAGAAGGCTTACTCCCAGGGAATGTTTTAGACTTCAAGGATTCCCCGATTCTCTTTTTGATAAAGCAAGAAAAGTTAATTCTGATGCACAGCTATATAAACAAGCTGGAAATGCCGTTACTGTAAATGTTGCTTATGAAATTGCTGAAGCTGTTAAAAAATCAATAGATTAAAATTCTTATAAAATATAACTTGCATAATACATGCTTCTGAGTGATGTATAGACGTACTACATTACTTGGAGGTATTAAATATGGATAGAAAAGAAAAAGTTAAAATTCTAGGAGAGCATCTTGGAGTAAAGCCAAAATATTTAGGTATCCCAAGCTTCGCTTATGAAGTTGGTCATTTAACCATTACAAGGAACGGCACAATAATTAATAAGGCAGGTGATGAAATGGAACTTGAGGAAATACTAAATCCCTTGGAAGAAACCAGTGAAGCAGAATTTGATTCCATTGAAATAGCCTTCCCCATGGAAGGTCACAATGAAAGAACCATAAGAAACCTTCTAAATATGATTTATAGCAAACAATCGCTCATTAAAAAGGTTTTCAACTGCTCTGAAAATATAGTAGAAAAAGAATTGATTGATGAAGGCTCTACCCTTAAATCTTTGGATGAACTGTTAGAAGTAGTAACTAATGAAAATTGCAAAGGGATAGATTTTGATAAGGAAAAACTAACCTTCAATTTTATAAAAGGAAATATTGAAACTTCATCAGAGTTTCTAAGCCTTTTAATTAAAAAAGCTAAAGAGTTAAAACATACAACTTCCAGGCAAGTTGAAACTGACAATGACAAATATAGTTTTAGAACCTGGCTAATTAGGCTTGGGATGGTAGGGCCAAATTACAAGGAGCATAGAAAATTCCTACTATCAAAGCTTGAAGGAAGCTCTGCTTTTAGAAATGGGCTACCAGCAAACAAGGAGGTCCAAAGCCATGAAAGAGATTAGCCTTAAAACTTTAAACAAATTAAAGGAAAACTTTCCTAAAGGAACAAGAGTTGAACTTGTAAAAATGGATGATCCTTACACAACTTTGAAAGCTGGTGATAAAGGAACTGTTGCTTTTATTGATGACATGGCTACTATCCATGTAAATTGGGATAAAGGCAGCTCTCTAGGCCTTGTTTATGGAGAAGATATTTGTAGAAAGCTTACAGAATGAAAATGTAGCCCAAACCCTTGAAAATACTGTATTTATAGTGAAAATACTACTTGCTATTTATCCCCTTCTGAGTGATATATGTACATGACGAAAAACACATCAGAAAGGGGATAAAAAATGCTTACTAAAAACTTTGGAATTGAAATTGAATTCACAGGAATTACAAGAGAAAGAACAGCCAAGATTTTAGCAGACCACTTAGGAGGAGAAAAAAGAAAGCTTGGTAGAGATTATAAGGTAGTCGCACCAGATAGCAGGGTTTGGCAAATAGTTTATGACGGCAGTATAAGATGCCAAAAAAGAGTTGAGGGACAAAAAGCTCCAGCTACAAACTTATATAGCGTTGAAATAGTTAGCCCAATTTTAAGCTACGGGGAAGACATTGAAAGCCTTCAAGAAATGGTTAGGAAGGTTAGAAAAGCTGGAGGATTTGCCAATAAGACAACAGGAATTCACATACACCTAAACGGAAGTGGCCATAACCCAAGAAGCCTTAGAAACTTCCTAAACATTATTTACTCAAGGAATGACCTTCTCTACACTAGCCTAGAAATTGAAAGAGAAAGAATGAGATACTGCAAAAAGATGGATGAGGATTTGGTTAAGAAAATGAACAAGAAAAAGCCTACCACCTTTAAGCAGATAGAAGATATTTGGTACGAGGGCTACTACCAAAGTAGGGATAGACATTACCACGAAAGCCGCTACCACTTCCTAAATTTACACAGCTTTTTCAACGGAGTAGGCACAGTAGAGCTTAGGGGCTTTAACGGAACACTTCATGCAGGGAAAATAAGAACCTTCATTCTTCTTAGCCTAGCCATGAACCACCAAGCCCTAACCCAGAAGTTTGCCAGCAGTAAAAAACCTCAATTTGAAAATCCAAAGTTTGCAATGAGAACATGGCTAAACAGAATCGGCTTTATTGGAGAAGATTTCAAAAACCCAAGAGAGCATCTTTGCAAACACCTAGAAGGCTCGGCAGCTTGGAGGTTTCGGGAGTCAGCCTAGATAGGCAAGAAACTCAAAACTAAGGGGGAATTTCCCCCTTTAAGCTGGTAGAAGGGGTAAAGCTACCCACTTCAAATACAAAGCCCACACAGGCGAAACTGTGGCGAAAGGAAGGAATATTACAATGGATAGAAAGCTATACTTAGCTTATGGTTCTAATTTAAACCTAGTTCAAATGGCTGACAGATGTCCTACGGCAAGGGTTGTAGGTGTTAGTGAATTAAAGGATTATAAGCTTATATTTAGAGGTGGCAATGGAGGTGCTGTTGCTACTGTTGAACCCTTAAAGGGAAGTAGTGTCCCCGTTCTAATTTGGGAAATTACAAAAGCCGATGAAAAGGCCCTTGATAGATATGAAGGTTTCCCTTACTTTTACCGTAAAGAAAATGTGAAGGTAAAGCTAAAAGGTAGAAACACAAAGGTTATGGCCTACATTATGAATGAAGGCAGACCCCTTGGTCAGCCTAGCATGTATTATTATTCAGTAATTTATGATGGCTATATGGCACAGGACTTTGATATAAAAACCCTTACTACTGCCCTAGATAATTCTATAGAAAGGTTTGTGGTGGCTACAGATGACGGAGAATATTAAAGAACAAATACTGGCTATTAGAGATAGTGGTGTTACAAATATGTTTGACCTTAATAGGGTCCAATCCGAAGCCAATGAGCTAGGATATTATGAATTAGTAATTTATCTAGAGGATGAAAAGGCTGAATATGTTAGGTTTATAATGACAGGAGAAATTTAAAAGATAGTGCATTTATATTGAAAATAGTACTTGCTATTTATCCCTTTCTGAGTGATATATGTATGTAACAAAAAACACACTTTAGGGAGGAAAAGAAAATGTTAAAAGGTGATATTTACAAAGTAAAAGGCACGGAATTACTTTATCAGCTAGTTGGTTATTGGGGAGAAGATTTAGTTTTTGCCTCAATGGACGAAGATGAAAACCAAGTACAAATTTATGGCATTGAAGATGTTAGAGAATTTATAGACTCAGGCTACTTCAACAAGCTTCACCCTGTAACTAGAAAATAAAATACTAAAAGAAAATAGAGCTTCCTGGAAGCTCCTTTCTTTTGCCTAAAATAAAAGGAGGCGGCAGAAATTAGAAAACTTAAAGACTATAAGCCAACTAAGTTTATGGCCAAAGACTCTGTTTATGATAAAGATGCCGCTGATTATGCGGTTGCATTTATTGAGGCTCTAACCCACACCAAAGGAAGATGGGCTGGTAAGCACTTTGAACTTATAGATTGGCAGGAACAAATTATAAGAGATTTATTTGGAACTATAAAACCTAATGGTTATAGGCAATTTAATACAGCCTATGTGGAAATACCAAAGAAAATGGGGAAATCTGAATTAGCAGCTGCTATTGCTCTTCTTCTAACCTGTGGCGATGGAGAACAAAGAGCCGAGGTTTATGGTGCTGCGGCTGATAGAAACCAAGCATCAATTGTTTTTAATGTTGCAGCTGATATGGTAAGGATGTGTCCACCCCTAGCTAAAAGAGTTAAGATTTTAGATTCTATGAAAAGATTAATCTATCAACCAACAGGAAGTGTATATCAAGTCCTCTCTGCTGATGTTAAAAACAAACATGGCTTTAATACCCACGGAGTTGTCTTTGATGAACTCCATACCCAGCCAAACAGAAAGCTTTATGATGTTATGACAAAGGGATCTGGTGATGCCAGAACCCAACCACTTTACTTTTTAATAACTACCGCTGGAGATAATCAAAATTCTATCTGCTGGGAGGTACACCAAAAGGCAGTAGATTTGCTTGAAGGTAGAATTACAGATTCAACATTTTACCCTACTATCTTTGGTGCAGGTATGGATGATGATTGGACAGATCCTAAGGTTTGGAAAAAGGCTAATCCTTCCCTTGGTATTACTGTTACTATGGATAAAGTTAAAGCAGCTTTTGAATCAGCTAGGCAAAATCCTGCTGAAGAAAATAGTTTTAGGCAATTGAGACTAAATCAGTGGGTAAAACAAGCGGTACGTTGGATGCCTATGGACAAATGGGATGCATGTGCATTTAAAGTTGACCCCGATGATTTAAAAGGTAGAGTTTGTTATGGCGGCCTTGACCTGTCTTCTTCTACTGACATCACTGCTTTTGTTTTAGTATTTCCACCTATTGATGAGGACGATAAATACAGTATACTCCCCT